CCTCACCTCTTTCTCGATGAAGTCACGAATGGTTTCCCCATCAGAAAGGTGAATCGTCAAAGCTCTCATCCACTACCGGTGTTGATTGAACATTCCATACATCCAAAGTATTGTAATACTTCCCATTGTACTCACGACCTCTCAAGTTGAATTTCACTGTGATATCGATACCAGGTGAATAGTTGTCGAGTAGTTTGCACTTGTCCTGAGATAGTTGGAATATCACATCTTGAGGATACTCCCCATTGGGAACTGTTAGGACAACCATTCTCACTGAGAACTTGTCGCTGATTTGTTTGATTGGCTCAATTACTTTGATTGTGCCTGTTACTTGTAAATCCATTGTATTTGGTTTTGTTTGTTAAAATTCAAGTATTATTTCATTATCATCCACTATCTCAAGACTTCCGCTGAAATGGTATCCTGCTGCCTTGAGTAATCCTTCCACCATCCTCAACACTTCATCAAGGTCAACATCATTGAATGGGACTTCGTGTGTTACTGTGTGTTCGTATTGTTCTATCGTTATTTTCATTTCTCTTCCAATTGTTGATAATAGTCATTATAATACTTTGTAGCCAATTCCAATCGTTTAGATATCAACTCATCCTTTTCCTCATCTCTCTCGAATTGAAGTGCGGTGATTCTCTTTTCCGGTGCGATGTGATCAACTCGGTGAATGTGAAGATTGTCCCACTCATTCAATAGCTCATTTGAGGTTGTTACCATGCAATGGATGACTTCGCTTGATGGTTTATCATAAAGAATCATATAAGCTCTCATTTGCCACTCATAAAGTACATTGTAGGCATCCTCTTTAAATGCCGGGAATGTATCTAAACTCCAGGATGTTTTCACATCAATGATTGAATCGTTAGTGATGATATCGCATTCTCCGGTCATCAGCTCATTTTCAACTCGTATTATGTTTTTACCGTATGCTTCAAATCGGACGGTATTGAGCAGGTCGATTGAATCCTGCTCTTGCTCTTTACCTTTGATTATTTGCTTTGTGTTTAATTCAGTACGGTATCCATAGAAGTTTTCCTTAGCAACATCCTTAATGTAACTGATTGCAGTTGCACCGATATCACCTTTGCCTCTTCCATTGGTCATCAGTTTACCGATTTGGGATGGATGCCACTTCATACTTCTAATGCTTTAAGTTGTACCTCACTCAATGTCCATTTCTCAATTAATTGCTCTTTTGTGTACTTCCCTGCACTAATGGATGCCACTGCGGATTCAAATCTCGCATTGTCCAACGCAGGTTTAACCGGTGCGACTGCAATCGATGCTGCCTTCCCATCATCATCCACTGCCTGAAGGGAGAGAAGTGACTGCAATGTACCTCTTCGGAAGTAAGTCACTGCACTAAGTACCTTTTGTGGATCCGTAATAATCGGTAAGGTCATGAATGACTCAACCATCTCACCCGAATCGATGTCAATGATTCTCGTCACCACATCATTGCCAACTATTGGTTGAAGTAGAATCAATCCATTCTCCAATAGAATTGGCTCGACTGCGGTGAGCAGTGCATTAATGTCAGCATATGACTTTTTGAAATGTGGATTCGTGGCATTCTTTGCTACCTTTCCAATCTGCTGCTTGGCAGTGTGCAACTTTTGATACAGTGTTGCGACTGTTTTCGTGTTCTTTTCCATTATTTAGCGTGTTAATTTTCAATAAAGATAATAAACTATTTTAGATTGGCAATAAAATTATCATAAAATTCGATGAAATCATCAAAAGTTCTTGAGATATAATACACTCCTCCAGCATCTTCAATCATTTGTTGGTAAACTTTTTGCACTTCCGATTGCCTATCCTTCCCATACTTCACTTCAATCTTAACTGACCTTCCTCGAATGGTTGCCGAGATATCTGCGGAACCTGGTGTTCCCGTTCCCTTTGTCCATTGTCCTCCCATTGCTACTCCATCAGTACGGTACTTTTTGCGATACACTCCCATCGTATTGATTCTCTCTGCTTGGCATCCACTCATCTGAAGGAATCCGCATATGGATTTGGTGAGTGCATTCGCTGAGTTATCCTGCCAATTGGTGAGGAATGAATCAACATATGGGAGATTCGGATACTTTGCTCTTGTGAGAGCTCTCTCAAGTTCCTTGATTCGTTCTTTGTTTTGTTTGGTCATGGTTTATCTTCTAAGTTGTATATAAATTGTAATATCCCTCTGAATGTCCAGGTAGCTAAAACATTATTCTCATATGTTGTTGTTATCCTTTCATCCCATATTGGAAGGTCTAATTTGTTTTCAATTTTATATTGAAGGTAATTGTATAAAATATCCCTTGCTAATTCCTTTGTCATATCTGCTTTGCTTTAGTTATATACCACCACATCGGCTCAATCACTTGACCGATATAGTCATCATTTTTTTCATCTACTCCACTCCAAAATACTCGTGTGACCTGGTATGTTTTTACTAAACCACTACCATCTATTTCTTTGACTATTCCCTCAAAGTAACAATCACCATCTTCAACATCAAAGATATGGTCATCTATTTGATAATCTTGTATCATATCTCTTTTGCTTTAGTATTTAACTCATCCCAAATGTCATCCGGATCACTTGGTGTTTTATCGGTCCTTCCGAATTCAATCCATCTCCGGTTGTTTGTTTTATTCTCATCAATCTTATATCCATGATAATGACCAAAGATACTCAACCATTGAGAGAATTTCTTTTTGCTCAGTTTAGCATAATCGGTGTACTCACTAATAAATGACTCATGAAGCTCATCTTTGTACAATCGCACATTCAATGGAAGGTTTCCATCACCCGACCAATCGTAAAACTCAAAGCAAGTTTCCTTGATGAATTTACGCACATCCAGGTTGGTGAACTCATGAGATACCAATCCATACTTGAGATAGTATTGGCAGCATTGAATCATGAAGTTGTCAAATATTACCCACTCCTGGTCATTCCAATCATCAAACAACATATGACCGAATTCATCCAATGGTGATCGTGTGTGACCAAAATAGTTGCTCATCTCCACTTCGAACTTCCTTCTCTCAAATGAGCCACCCACTCCACCAATTGTGTAGTTGGTTGTGATAATGATTTTCGGTGATTTGTTTACCGGTATTTTGATTGCATCCTGCCCTTTGTACTCCAATGTGATTCCCTCAGTAATCAATGAGAAGAGATTCTCAAAGTTGAAGTTCTTTTTCACATCATCAAACACCAAGAGCTGAGTATCGGTTGAAACAGTTTGATAAGGGAATCCTTTGGTGAATTCAAATGTCTTTCCATCAATTGAAGCTACCTTTTTTAACTTGGCTAATGCATTCCAAAACAATCCCTTTCCACTTCCTCCATTCGGATTCTCTGAGATGGTTTCATCATTGAATATGATTGCCTTATTACTCGCTGAGGTCTTATATGAATGCATCAAGTATCCAATCACTGACTTGAATGAATTGTACTTCGCTGAATCTTTACCACTTACCAACCATAGGAATGTTCTAAACTCACTTTTATGGTGATCACTCGCAATATATTCTCGGTCAATTATCTGCCTCTTCCAAACATATCCCTCCAGGTCAATGTACTCATGTTTAAATATCCCTTGCTTGGTGATTTCCACCGCACAATTTCGATAATATAGATAGCATTTCTCAGCAGTGTCCTCCATCATCTCAACTTGAGCACTGTCCAACATCGAAAGGAATTCAGATGTGAAGTATTTGGTTGCACCTGCCATCAAATCATACGGTTGGAATCCAATCTCCTCCCTTGACAATAATGAGCTGAGAGTGAAATCCTTGATTCTCTTCTCATTTGTTTCTTCAATTAGATTCTGCTCCTTCTTAATGAATGAATAAGTGTTACTATCTGCCGGAAAGTATTTGAAGAAATTGTTCTGCTGGAGCCAAAACTTGTATTGATGGATGCTTAACTGAATTCGATTCTGACTGTTATAAGTCCAAAAGTCCTCGATGTTTCCCGTTTCTTTGATTGCATCAACACACTTCTCAACTTCATCTTGAGTGAATTCGGGGAGTAGTTTGATGATGTCGTTTGTTTTTTTACCTGCTCGAATGTGCTTTTCAATCTTCGCCCTTGAGGTATTATCTTCAAAGTACCTGGTCCCGAATTGAGAGGTCTTTGAATATGCTGATTTGATTATCTTTCGAATCTCATTCTCTTTACCTCCTTCATCAAATCGAAGCATCACATTCTCGCATTCACTTTTGTTGATTCCAAAGTCATTGAATGCAGCTGCAAGTTTAAAGAGGTTGTTATTCTTCTCACCTGGCACCATTCCATACTTCCGTTCCCACCATTTCATCAAATTATCAATGATACGATTGTCGGACTTGATTGGAATCATCACATCCATCGAACCAATTTCCTCAATCTCCGGCTCTTCACTTTCAGTCCAAATCAATGACTCTTGATTGATATAAATATCGGGATCATATGACTCAAAACAAAAGCGGTCAAGGTTACTCCCTGAACTATCCCAATAGTCAGAATCAAAGTAAGTTCTCAAGGCATCAAAATACCCTTTGAAATCTCCATCGGTTGGAATCTTTACCAATGCTTTGACTCCTTTACCACTTGGTGATATCCATGCACTGAAAACATAGTTGTTGAACATCAACGCATCCTTGAATTGGATTGCCTCAGCGGTGTGACTCATGTTATCGAAGTCCAATACCATTAATCCGGACCTTTGCTCGATGCCTTTTACTGACCTGCTCTTGAAAGTCCCATTGAAGCAAACTCCAGGAAGCTGATTTTTGTATTGTTTTTGCTCATCCTTTGTGGAACAAGCTCTGATTTGTTCAACCAATTCCTTTGACTTACCATCTCGGATTCTTTCAAGACAATAGAGAGCTGATTTGTTGAATGGATTTGTGGTATCCGTTACCTTCTTAAAAATTGATACGATCATAATACTGTTTTAATTCACTGTTAAAAAAAAAAGAGGGGGAAAGGAACAGTGAAAACCTTTTAAGTGGATGCCTCCGACAACCCCTCAACAAAGATAGTAATTTATTCCATTACTCATCAAAATACACTTTATTTTCAATTAGTACCTCAATGTGTACCTAAATGTGTACCTACTAAAATTCAATGTTTACTGATGTTTCAGCGGTTTTGGTACACATTTTCACGTTTTTTTGGTATTTTTTGAAAATATTATTTTTTCCGATTCTCAAAATAAATAAATATATATAAGTATATGAGGGAAAATGTGTACTTAAGTACCTATTTTATTGCTTAACTGATAACAATTCCTCATATTCATTCTTGAGCACCCTTCTTTTGATTGATTTGAGCTGATTGTACGACTTGCACTTGAGGATATCATCTCTCAAATATCTGCAATATTTCACATCTGCGGTCCCATGAAGCTCATCGATATCATCCTGGATGACCGTTGTGTAATATAAGTCACCGCTTTCAATCGACCAATGATGCTGCTTGATGTTGTGAATCACTGTTGCATGATCACGATTGAACATCTCACCCACCACTTTGAATGGCATATTCAATGCCCGGAGTGATGTCATCAGATACCTCCTCCTCATGTTATTGACTTGTTTTCTATTCTTGGTATCCAATCCATCTCGTTGGATGATTACTTTGATTGCTTTGATTTTTTCGTTCTTTGTCATACCGGCTCAACTTTAAATTTACCAACTGTACATAACCCTTGATTCAAGAGCTCCGATTTTTTCCAATAGCACAGTGCTTTGGATGGGAATGTCCAGGACTGAATCACTGAACTTCCCGAATAATAGCTTAATTTATACATAACGTTATTAGATAAAATATGATTAATACTGCTGCGATTACTAAACTTACCACGATTCCAAGCATCGATGCTTCGTAGTTTTCCTTTCTTTTGTAGCTCATAACTTCTGATTAAATTTTATTTCACATATTCTCCTGTACAATTCCTCATTGAATGTACCTCTGATTGTTTCGTGTGATGACTTTGTTCTCCAAAACTGAATCATCCGTTGCAGTTTAAATACCATATTCACTCCAATCAACATCGTTATCACTATCATTTCCCCAAGTGTAATCACTTAGGAACTCTCTTTCATCCATCAACCATTCAATCATGCACAACATCCAATCCTTGTATCCTGGACCGAACTCCATCACCTTATCGGTTGTATCTTCATCAGTCCACCATACTCCATCCTTCATGTGGATGTCGATGTCATACTTGCAACTTCTGAAATCATAGTTATTCTTCCAATACTCAAGGTTAACTTTAAAGTATATTTTACCGATTTTGTAGTATGCAATCATTGAGCAATGGTCAACCTCCATGAAGTCCAAATCAATGCGATCAATCTCTTTTTTCCAATTCATTTTTGCGTGTGTTTAGTTATTAGCTCTCCGTATGCATCCAATACCTTTGATTGAACGTGTTTTCCTTCGATTTGCGGAGCTTTCTCCGTATTCATGTAAGTTGGTTGCGTTGAGATAAAATAACCCATCACAATCCAAAACAAAGACAAAGCGAATATTGTCCCGATAATGTCCTTTTGATTTTCGTTTAGTGCTTTCATTTGATTTGTAGTGTTTGAATAAGGTTGTGAATAACTGACCATCGTGTTACTGCTGATTGAGTCACCTCATCATCAACTCCTAATAAGTCCATTGAACGTTGCACTGCATCCCACAATCTTTTCTCCTCCTGGATAATAAAATCAATCATTTCTTGTTTTTTCATAGCGTTGTTTTTAATTGTTATACTGCAAATCTCGTCATTAGTTTCATAACTGCAAAACTTTTTCAACTTTTTTTTCACTTTTCAACAAAATTAATTGTGAATGCTTGATTTTATTAAGGTTATAGGCACAAAAAAAGAGGTACCGTTTCCGATACCCCCAATTACACACGCTAATGAGCTGTAAATATACTAAAACAAATGAGATATTCTACAAACTTGACCGAATTCTTTATGATGCAAAAATCCTTCAACCGCCTGAGGGGAATGTTGGAATCCTTTTATGTGATGCCAGGAGTCGGTCCCTGATGGTGATCGTAACGATTCAACAGTTACTCCAATGTAATCTTTGGATGTCTTATGGTGAACGTGGTGAGTGTACACATAACGGTGCTTTGATAAGCTCCATTCGTGTGGGAACTCGGTTGCCATCAATAAAGGTAAATCCCCATGCTTTGCTCCATCCCCATGAGTGGTGCCGATTAAGTTTTTCCCATAAAGGAATCCTTTGCGATGGGAGATGCTGCAATCAAAAGTAATATTATCAGAATCTTTGAACCAGGTTTGGATGACATCCGCCAAAAAGAATCCATGAGTGTAATCATGATTGCTTGGATTGAATGTGAAGTGAACATCCGCAACCGCTAATAATGTTTCAAGGATATCAACATACAATCTTTTGGCAATTAGGAAATTTGAATACCACATCCCATCAGTATCCTGTGGTGTGCCTCCGGTTGTTGTTCGTTTCGGAGTATCAATGTGGAGGATATCATTCCCTCCAATGAATAGAATCTTATCAATGTTGAATCCGGTACATTTATCAAGTATTCCTTGCACTCCTTCTTTGACTCTTTGTACTGCAATTTGATTGTTGTATGTTTCACCCGTTTCAAATGCATCACATAATTTACCGATGTGAATATCCGCAGGATCTATAACCAATAAATGTCCTTCAGTTGATGGATTGCGGAAGATGGTTGGATATTGAGGTTTGAAATCCTTGATGTCCTGGATGATTGATTCCTGAAGTTCTTTGTAATTTGTTTCCTCAGATTCTTTGAAGTTTGGATTTTTAAAGAACAACGATGCGTGTTTGTTTTTAATCCATCCATGTTTGACATCCTTATCA